GCCTTTTCAGCAGGATTCATATTCGTGAACCCAACCTTCACCATGCCATCAAAAAGAGGATTTGTCATGCAGTAGAGGTATCCAGGCTCAGTTGTCATTGTTCTCTTCTTAGGAGGAGTTTTAATTCGTAGCCACTTCTTCCGCGGCCTGCTCATCTAGCTCCTCAAGTAGTGAATCAATATCATCAATTATCTCAATTTGATAGTACTTTCCGTAAAGCCACTCAAACAGATAGGAGTCCTTCTGTGGGATATCATATGTAGAAAGATACTCGAAGTAATCAGTAATTGCCTCAGTAATCTCATAATAGAGCTCACGCAACTCTGTATACGCTTCAAAGCTTACCGTATTATCTGAACGAATAATATCTCCATAAAGACTTGTTGCCTTCTCCGTTGCATCCTCGATAAATGCAATCTGGTCATTCATGTAGGTGTAGTTAGGTTGCTGTGCCATGGTAGTCTAGGATACTATTTGCAGTAAAGCAACTTCAAATTTTTGCCAGTTTAGTAGGCGAACACCCTTGCGGTCGCAGGCCTATTGCGCTACGCTTAATAGGCGAACATCAGCGCCGCACGACCACCATAGATACGAAAGACATTATAGGTCTCCGCCCAAATATAAATCCAGAATCTCTCTACGCCCGCACCCGTTGTGCAGCCACGACCAGGGGCCATTGTCAATTCAAGGTCAATTCGTCGAATCTTGTCAAGATTAGCCTCACCAGACGGTTGACTCGGTGCCATAAATCCATTCATCACACCGAATGGTAAATTATAGTAATATCGATTGATCCATGGCGATTTTCTCTGATTGATGCTTGGTAGAATCGTGCGAAAGAGTGAGGAGACTTCTGTACCATATCGTACTAGCCGACCTTCGTAGATAAACGCAATATCACTAATCGGGTCAGAATCACGAGTACTATATCCAGGCACATAGTCACCTGTAAAATAGGCAGCATTCAGGCCACTTGCATCGGGCCACCAAGGTGCCACAGTACAATCAAGGCCACTGAGGTCACGAGTAGCCAAGAAGGACGCATTATAACTCGGAGCCTCATATCGTCCTGCATAAAAGAAAATATCGCGTGTTGGATTGGGAATGCGAAGCGGTACAGAGACTTTAGGAAAGTTCCGCGTATCATACGGTTCAATCCGATAGTGTTGCGGAACCGGTAAAAGAATATCAGCAAGACGGAAGCGATTCGCTTCGGCCTTGTCGAGATAGATGTATTCCGCCATTAAATAGGTATCTCCAAGTGATTGTATGAGCGGCATGGTGATTCCAGGAAGAATTGATGCCGCTCGTCCACCATAAGTGAATGTGCCTGCTGGATTTGCCACATAAAAGGGTGAGCCCAGAATGGGCGGATAGACTTTGCCTAGTTGAAGCGTTATTGTCGGATCCGTTATCACATCACTCACATAGGTATCTCCAATAGGCGCAAAGTTAATTGTGAGCTTCACGGCATCTGTACTAATTGCATCAATCGGTAGAAAGGCTCCAGCATCCCCTCGACTGAACCAGAAGGGCAGTGGAACAGCCACTTGTGCAGGGCGCTTGCGCGGATCCCAGCCAATCGTTCTCTTTGTAAAGCCGTTGTCATATCGTTCGATCAGTCGATTCACGGAAGTCACTTTCTCCAGAGGTGTGCGGAACTCATCAAGCACTTCAAGTAACTGTGAATCGAGCACTTCTGTACGACTTCCTCCAATATCAATCTGTGCGCTACTGACAAGCACATGACCGAGAGAATTCGTCCAGCCGAAGGTCGGTCCTAGGAGTGTCCGCTCAGCAGCAGTCGCAGCGCTAGCAGCAGCAAGTTGTGCACCCACGATATCGGGCAGATTCACAACGAGATACAAACGACTAATCAAATGCCCCTGTCGCGGCAAGGTAACCGTCGCCGCCCTTCCAAAATCCGGAATTTGGTCGAAATCAATCCGTGACCACTGCGTTGTAAATCGCCCTGCCTTGATGAAGACCTTCTTAAAAAAATCTATTTTTGGCTGACCCTTTGGAGCCAGGAGTCGCACATCCTGAATTCCAGATTGAAGAATTTTGAGGAGTGCTGCGACCATCTATCTATGAGCCCGTTAGATAGAATAGAAGACAAACCGCAGACCATACTCCTTCATACACTTCTTCAAGAAGACTTCACAGGACTGGCACGGCTGTGAGAAGCGACTCTGTGCTGTGCGACCCATACGAAAGACATACATGTCGGCTCCACGAAGCAAATCAGTATTACCAATTTTCTTGACGACTGCACGCTCCGCATGAATACTCCAATCTGAATATCCACAGCCCATGTGACGCGCACCGAACTGATTACAGGCCTCTGCGAGAATCTTGCCGCGCTTTACAATAAAGGCGACATGAATATGAGCCCAGCCTGTATTTGTAAGAGAGTTATTCTCAAACTTTGCACCTTCATTTTCAAAGAGAGTCCTTGCAAAGGCATGTGCAGATTTTGGTTCCTTCTCAACTCGATTAGGATACTTGTTGAAACGACGAGGAGTAGCCATTGTGTGATAACTACAGTGCCGGCAAACAACTTCAAATTTTTGCTAGCCTCATTAGCTATCAAACATCTGGTTGCCGATGCCATTCTCAAAGCGCAGCCAGCGTAGACCGAGAACATAGACGACCACCTCCCATTCCTGATTGTATGCTCCACCAGGAGGACTGACTGTGAGCGTCAAGCGGACACTCTGCGCACGCGATGCATTCAGAGTTCCACTCGGCTGATGATCTGACGGTTTTCTCGCAATAGGATATCCATAGATATAGGAAGCATAGGAAGTAATACCTCCAAGATGGTGACGACTCAAGAGTTGACGGAAATACTCCTCCTCTGCACGAATCAGTTCAATTCCGTTGACTTGTAGAATCGCAGAGACTACAAAGGGCTTCGGTGGATTGAATATAGGGTCATATTCCGCACTGATTACAGAGGTATAGTTCGTCCACTCATTGTTTTCAATGATGGCCGCCTTACGCCTGACAAACCAGATAATCTCCTCCATAGGATGATTTGCCTCCAGCGGTAATTGTACGGTAATTGTATCACCCGCTGATTTATTCACCAGATATTTCATAGGCTCCGAAAAGGTAAAGGTCTGGACTCCACGATAGAGCATTTCAAAGGGCGTATAGAGCATACGCTCACGAACGAGACCACTTACATAGGCTCCATAGGTCACCAGCTTGAAATCTTCAAATGCGGGTGCATCGTCTGTCGCCGTGATTTGAATAGTGGGTCGGAAGGGAAAGCCGTTATCAATAAAACTGAAGGTCTGTCCTAATGGTGTAGCCGTACAGGAGGAGCGAAGGCCGTTGGCGACTCGTACACAATCTATGAAGGGTCGTAGAGTAATATGAATGCGAACTGTTCCTTCACGGCACGCAATGAGTGGAAAGGCCTCCTTGAGTTTTGCACGGCTGAAAAAGAAACTTAATGGTATCATGAGCTTTCCCCCTTCGGTTGGAAAGACACGGTTCGGATTCCATGCCTTCAAACGAGCCAGATTTGAAAATCCATTTCCGTCTACATTGATCCCAACTTGTGCATTCGTATCGGCCATTACACGACCTGCCGTGAAGGCAAAATCGCCGTCAATGGTTTCAATCATCTGATCTTCAATTTCGAGTTCCGCCTTCTGGACTAAGACAGTACCAATTGAGTTCGCATAGAACCAGGCGCCACTTGGATCCGTATATTGGTACCGACCTGAGAGGATACGGAGAACTGTTGTAGGATCAAACCAGTGACCGAGTTTCACTTGCAGAAAGACTCCAAAGAGAAGGTCGCCGCATGCAATTGAGCCGACATCAAAGGAGAAGCGTTGACCGAAAGCAGCGGGTCCACGGAAGGCAAACGACTGGACTGCTGGAACAAAAGGGCGATTCCGCCGTTCCTGGTCGCGTGCAAACCAGGTTGTCTCAGAATTTAATGGTGTGAAATAATCGTCTTGACTATCACGGGTAGCCAAATCGATTAGGGTTGTTATGTCACCACGAGGTCTACTCGACATCTCTCTATAGGTTCATTTGAAGTCTTTAGACAAATACTATAGCCAGCCGCAATGCCCGACCCAGCAGCCATACTAGTTCCTTCTGTTATGTACCCCTCCAGCTGCGTAGAGAGAGGATACTTCTGAAGCTTTTACCGGCAAACCGTACATATCCCCAGTAAATAAGCATGAGTGGAACTACACCAAGTGCAATATATACAAGTCCAATTAGAATCTTTAAAAGGACTTTAGCCCATGGCGATATCCACGACATTTCATGTTTATGGTCCATGATAGACTCCTTTGAAGGAGTGCATACAGGATCCACTGAGAAACACGGCTCATAGTATCTATGATCTAAAAAGACAATCTCACCTTTATGTTCATAGAAAAAGGTATTCTGAAGACTAGGACCTGTAGTTCCATTCAAATAGAATTCCTTTGTTAAGAAATCTGACTCCTTTGCGGTTACTGTTGTCATTCGGGTAATCAGTTCTAAAAGGAGTGGGTGATGCGGCTTTGCCAAGACAATTGCATTATTTGTCTGGCCTATCATATTTCCTGGAAAGGCTGAGAGACTTATGATGAGTTCAGCCGTATCAATCTTCGGAGTTGTGTCAATTGGTTTCAGAGATTTCATATCGGTATCTACACTTATGCCTCCATATGCATACAGTACGATAAGGCGGCCAAAGTCGACTTTCTGAACGAGATAGGGTAGCGACTCAAACTTTGCGAGCACAGCTGGAAACAGTTTTCTACATTCATCACGAAGACTCGCTTCATCCCAGACCATGTGCGTGTATCCAGGATTTAAGGTCCTCAAACTCTCGACATTTCCTTTGAATTTTGGTGGCAGCGCATTCCAACCCTGTAGCCAAATTTGGTGTGTAATTCTGGGTATTTTACGCCCATCCATCCTATTTACGAGCCTTAAAAAAATCGGTAAAGACATGGTAATCACCATCATAGACTAGATATGTAATCACAACAGCGAGTACAACATCTACAGTATAGTGCGACCGCGTTAAGATAATCATAGCCATATTGAGTAGATTAATAAAATAAAAGAAGGCGGGGCTAATAATTCCTTGTCTCCAGAAAATCAGCGTAGCCAGCAAGACAAAGGCGGTGTGACCGCTAAAGACTTTGTCGTAGCAATTGCCCTTAAAATAATTGAGAAATCCCATTGCCGTATCACAATTGTCATGCTTAGGAAGAATTGTAGCGATTGTCGTAATTGCACGAACCACCATAATCAGGAGAAACTTTCCAGCAAACTCTTTTACAATCGGAATAGGATTCGGAATAAAAAAGAAGCTAAGTGCAGTAAGTGTAATAATCACATCATTAAAGGCTTTATAATTATGTAGATCGGGGAGAGTTATATGGAGTAAATCAAAAATCTTACCTTTCTGATCGGACTTGTAAAATTCATCTCCAAGTACTTGGACGTAATAATTGGAGAAAAAGACTAAGACTAGAAGAAATCCGACCCAGAGAGTATCCCTCATCCTATTCAGATTCCTTTTATTAAATCTAACTATTTACTATAGAATGTCTGGTATGTTCAATCGTGCGGTCAAGCAAGTTGCTGCAGTTACGGGATTAGCCCGCCGTGGCGTAGTCTACTTCGATTACGATAACGGCGATCTGGTTGTCCCTGTTCAGGTGAGTGGTTCACCAAACTTTGAGGCGCGCGGAAAGACGGCCGCTGAACTGAAGATGGATTTCGACCGCAAAATTGGCACCTCCAAGACGGGCTACAAGGTTCTCGGCTCTATGCCGAATATGGCGAAGGGCATCTTTGCCAAGAAGGGTGGCAAGTCACGCAAGAATCGCAAGGCAGGCCGCAAGAACCGTACTCGTCGTGCTTAATTACCAAACAGTAGGGCAGAGCGACCCTTTTCAAACTCCAGTGTAGCCCATGTCTCAATATAGACATCCAAATACGTATTGGGCGAGCCTGGTAACGCAG